GGCGGTTGTTACCGCCTCCAGTCCTTATGACACCTCCAACTCAGTGAAGGAAGATTTACCATGACTCGATTGCGCACACGCGAAAGCGCTGTGTCAGGATTAAGAACACCCAATAATGGTAATCCACCATTAGCGGCAACTGTTCTTAATATGACTGAGAGAACTGAAGACGATACTTTGATAGGCGATTGCCGATTCTTTGATCGTCAGCTAGTAGAAACTCAGCCTGTAATTATTAACGGACAATCACATCCAGGTTCAACCCTGGTTGGTGACTTCTTTAGTAATTACCCTGTTGGCCTTCCGGCCAGCTATCGTGATCCTGGTTCTTTTGTAGGCCTCGAGCAGACCAATAGCACATATGCAGCCAGTACTTTGGCAAGGACAAATCCGTCCCGGCCTAGTATTGAAGCACTTGTGTCTGGTATCGAACTCCGGGAAATACCCGGTATGGTTCGTGAGGGCTTCGATTCCCGGTTAAAGAAGATGTATCAACATACTCCTTTAAATAGGTTTCGTCGACTAAAGCGAGTTGCCAAGTTTCACCTTATGGTGCAATTTGGTATCTTGCCTATCCTCAGCGACTGCCGCAAGATTGCCATTTTTCCTGATCTCGTTGCACAACGAGAAAGGGAACTACAGCGTCTTGAAACACGAGGTCTACGACGCACCGTAGGATTGGATCGACTCTCGCGAACTGATACGTTCACGGGGGTCACCCTCTTTAGTGGTTCTGGCTACTTTTACAGAGTATCAGCAGTCAGAAACTCTTTTCAAGAGGTGAGAGGTCATGTGCGTTGGTACGCACCTAACTATCTCGCTACCCTTCCTAAGGAATCCAAACGTGAGCTCGTAGAAAAGATTGTGGGAGGACTTAATGTCAACCCTTCAACTATTTATGAGCTTATCCCGTGGTCATGGCTTGTGGATTATTTTACTAATCTTGGCGATATCGTCAAGGCTAGTAATAACACAATCCCATGCACTCATAGTGCTGTTAGCATTATGAAACACAGAACGTTTGAAACCACTGCTACCCTTGTTCAAAAGGTACCTGTTTCTTGTCCATTGACATTTACAGTACCTAGTGGCAGGGGTGATTTCAAAGCACGTGGAAGCGCGTCTCCTTCACTTTCAGCCCGGGTTGGCCTGCTTGATGCAGGCCAACTGTCGATACTTGGATCGTTGTCGGTCATCAAAGGCTTGTGACCAGAACGAACCACCTCAGGAGTAAAAACTGTGTTTGCTGATCCAATTACCATCACCATCAATGCCGTTGCGAAGAACCTGATTAAGATTAATCAGGATCAGTACTCGTCTGAGTACCTTCTTCGTGAAACCACCGGAGAATTTCGTCTCCGTTTGCGTAATACGTCTTACACTGACAAGACTCGTGGCGGCAAGAAAGTTGACCGTCACAACGTCGAGTTGGTGCAGACCATTTACGCAGTGGCGCCTGCAACTGTTAACACTATCCGTAAGGCATATGCCGTGTTCGAAAACGATCAGGGCGATACCTCTGTGGATTGTGCCAAATTTGCAGCTGGCATGTTCGCTTTCATGACGGAAGCGAACGACACTAAGCTCATCAACTTCGAATCTTAATTGATTCGTCCTTGATTCGCGAAGTATCTACTGGGATGGGAAATTGGTAATCAGCGGCATGGATTCACCACCCTCTGAAAGGAGGCTATGATGAAAAGCCATGTTACCAGTTTGCTCTACGTTTCACAAGGAATCTGTGAAGATATCCGAGTGACGTATCCTGAGTACCGGGGCTTGAGTCTAGATATCAAAAGGCTCACCCTACTTAGTGAAGAAAGGGGTTTGGGGTTATTCACCCTTGACCTTCCAGCGCTCGATACGGTGTTAACCACCGGATTAGAGACTGGCCTCCTGCCTTCTACTGGTTACCGTAAGGTTTCCAAAGAAGTCAAAGTGCCGAGATTATTCTCGGGACTTTGGTTGAGGATATTCACTAAGGACTTGTGTTTACTCCCTAACGTCGACACGACGGCACTCTTCTTTCTCCGATCCCTACTATGTGTAGGTAAGAAGACAGAAGTCCCTTGTAGTTTACCTCGTACGAGGAAAGCTATTGAGGAGTACATTCATGTCGAGTCAACCTTACCAAACCCCACCCTCGGGTGGGGAGAGGACAGGCTTGATCCTGCTGGTGGTGGCAGTCGCCTTCACCTTTGTGACCGTTTGGGCACTAATCTTCCTTTATTCCCCGATGAATCGGGTGACAGAGGTCGAAAGCAGGCGTTACTCAACAGATGTCAGCAAGTCGCTGACATCGTTGCGAGGGAACTCGGAAACTACTGTGCGTATTCCTTCTCTGAAGGAAGAATACACAGTGGCCGAGCCCCTGGGATAAAACATGGACCTGGAGCAGTATCGGAAAGAACTGGATTCTTCGATAAGAATGAATTCCAGAACTGGCCGAACAAACTCGAGGTGCTCTACCCATGGGATTCATTTGGTAAAATGCCAAATGATCCTAAGCCTAGACCCGGTACTCAAGAAGTACCATCTAGGCTTATCTGCGTCCCTAAGACTGCAAAGTCTCCTCGTATAATCGCGGCGGAACCAACTGAACACCAATGGTGTCAACAGTTGACGAAGCTTTGGTTAGAAGAGGCAATACGATCCTCAGCTATGCTAAGGGTTAGTATTGATTTCAGGAAGCAGAGCCTTTCACAAGGAATGGTGAAAAGCGCTTCGATAACCCGTAGTCATGCGACCGTTGATCTTTCATCAGCGAGCGATAGACTATCCTGTTACGTTGTAGAGAGGTTATTCAGGAGGAATCCCTCCCTCTTAGCCCACCTACACGCAACTAGGACGAAGTGGATATCTCTTCCACAAGGTAGCTCAAGTAGCCATCTTGTATTAAAGAAATTCGCTTCGCAGGGTACTGCGGTTACCTTTCCCGTTCAAACTCTTTGCTTCTACATTCTCGCTGTTGGTGCTTTGCACCACAATGGAAATGTTTCCGCTGAGAGCGTAAAACGGTTGGGTAAGCAGGTCCGTGTGTTTGGAGATGATATTATTCTCCCTACACATGGATACGAGAGACTAGTGCAAATCTTGCATGATCTCGATTTAAGAGTCAATGAAGAGAAATCTTTCTCTCATGGTCTCTTTAGAGAATCATGCGGGATGGACTGTTACAAGGGTGACGATGTCACCCCTGTAAAGCCACGCACGTTGGTCTCTAACGGACCTGCGTCATGGCAATCGATTCTTGACACATCAAACAACCTTTTTAAGAAAGGACTGTGGAATGCATCTGAATCATTGCGAGATCGACTCGATAGTGATCCTAGATCTAGAATCGCTATCGTGGGACCTGACGCAGGGACCACAGGACACGTTTCGTACAGCCTCCCTACTTGGGCGGAGAGAATATTTGAAGAAGGTCCAAAGCCTTATTCTAATGAAGACTTCCTGTCTCGTATTTACATACGAGAGTTGGGACGTCTTCATGGAAAGCGTCTTAGGACTCGCTTCAATTCTCAGCTCCAAAGAGAGGAGGTTTCTACGGACCTTTTGCGGGTCAGTAGAAAGGTGCGACAACGTACCTGCGGGTATTCTAGTATGCTCGCTTTCGCGGTTAGCGAAAGAAGCGAAGCAAGCGATTCAATCGCACGCCGAACTTCTGAGCTACTAGAAAGACCCGTGACCCGTAAGGGTCGCGGGTGGGTGGACTTTAGATCTTTGATCTAAAGGCACTGAGC